GCACGGGGTCGCCAGGGGGTCGGCCGCCCCCGAGGCGCCGGCCGGCCAGGGGGCCGATTTACCCGCGATCGTCGCCCGAAATTCGCAGTCACCCCTCCGCGCCTGCCCGCTTCTTGGGTCTCCCCTTTTCATGCGGTGCATGAATCCGGCGCCTGGGCCGCCGTGGCGCGGGTTTCGGCGGGTTTCCAGGGCCGCCGAGTCGATGCGGATTGATGCGCGCCAGGCCAGGTTTTCGGGTGCTCGGCGGCCGTCAGATGCTAGGCGTATGAAAAGGGCGATCACCTGGCGGCGAATTCCAGGGGCACAGGCGTTTTACTCGTGGATGCGTGGATTCGGTGTGGAGTGCCCGCAAAGCCTTATCCCATAAGGGTTTGACGTCCACGAGGCATCCACGAGTTGAGCCTTTTTGATGTGTGGAATCCGTGGATTAAAAAATAGGCAATTGGAAAACCCGAGGAAACCGGGCCTTTGCTTGTGGGCGCGCGCTTTTTCTTTTCACTGCCCTTTCTTTCTTTCTTTTCAACAATTTAAGAGAGAGAGAGAGTAAGACGCGGCGACGGCCGGCCGTGGCAAAACGAGGGGCACTCGTGGAAAAACGAGGGGTACTCGTGGATATGTTCTTTACGATAATCAATGACTTAGGCGCAAACCGGGCCGAAATCCACGGGTTTTAAAACATGCGTGTGCCGGCTTGGCAAAAAAGCGATGCCCGTGCGCCTGGCGCTCGACTTCCTCGATCTCGGCCGGGCCGCCGACGAGCTGCGCGACGTCGATCGCGGTCGCGGCCAGCTCGGCGGCCAGGTCCGCAGCTCGAACCAGGTCGGCCGCCGGGTGTGCATCCAGGTTCACAGGAAAGAGAAACGCGCTTCTCACCTATTCGGCGGCCGGCGCGACGCGGGCGCGCGCGGGGGGCGCCTGGTGCGCGCCTCGAACCGGGCCGCCCTACCCTACCGGCGGCGCCTCGATCGAGGTGCCTTGATGTTTTTGCATCATGGCATCTTGATACCGTGATACCAAAGTGCCAAAGCATCAAAGTGTCATGCTAAAATGTGCTCTCGTGCTTACGCACTAAGGGTTTCAGCGATTGGCACTTTGATACTTTGATACCGTGATACCAAGGGGAAAAGCATGAAAAGAAAGCGTATGCGGGTGATAGCAGTGTTCGGGCAGAAGGGCGGCAGCGGGAAATCGACGCTCGCGATTCACCTAAGCGTCGAGGCATCGCGCGAGCACAAAACGGCATTGATCGACGCCGACGGACAGGGAACGGGCCAAGCATGGGCGAGCGGTCGAGCCGCCGACGAGCCGGCCGTCGTGCCCGGTGCGCCGTCGAACATTCGCGAATTGTTGGACGGCGCCGAGGCCGAGGGGTACGAGCTGGCGTTCGTCGATTGCCCGCCTCACGTCGTCGCCGGTGCGGCCGAGCTTGTGAGCGTCGCCGATCTCGTCGTCGTGCCGGTGCAGCCGACTTTTCCCGATATGGCAGCGCTCAACGCGGCGCTCGCGGTCGTGACGGCCGCCGGCAAGCCGTTCGTGTTCGTCCTGAACCGGGCCGACAAGCTCGCGCCGGAAACGCGCGAGGCGGCCGACACGCTCGCCGCGATCGCGCCGGTTTGCCCCGCACAATTCGCCGATCGCAAGGCATACCAGCGCGCGCTCTCGTCAGGTCGCGCCGTCAGTGAAACGAAAACCAAACGCGAGCAGGATGCACGCGACGAGGCGAAAGCCGTCTATCAATGGCTTATGGAGAAAGCACAGTGAGCACGAAAAAATCGAGTTTTGGCGCCCTGAAAATCAGCGCGAACAATCCGGCCGCGTCCCTGGTGCCGCCGGCCGAGCTGCGCGTCGAGCACGAGGCCGAGCACGAGCCGGCCGCGCAGAAGGGCAGCGCAAAGCCGCCGAAAACGGTGCCCGTGCGCCTCACGCACGAGCAATGGTACGAGGCGAAAGAATTCGCGACGCGCCTCGATACGTCGTTGCAAGAGCTTTTCATTCAGGGCTTGAACATGGTGCGCGCCTCGAAAGGCTTGCCGCCGCTCACGGGCACGCGTCTCAAATGATGCCTTGATGCCTTGATGCCATGATGCCAAGGTGTCAAGGCATCAAGATACCAAAGGAGGCGCAACAATGTTGGAGCAGGGTTTGACGAGGCGAGGGAGCGCATGAGAGTCGTCGCGGCCGTCGTGTTGATCGTCGCGGCGCTCGAAATCGCGTGCGCGTCGGCGTGGCAAGTGATAGCCGACACGAGCGATACGTCGTGTCAGATCGACGACGAAAAGATTTGCGTTGAGTCGATCGGTTGGCTCGAACGATAAACAGTGAAAAGGGGTTTGAAAAACCGCTAGGGGCAAAAAAACGGCCGCACGAGGCGGCCAAAGGTCAGGCAGGGGGTATTCAGTCAAGCCGCCGGCGCGAGAGCGTCAGCGGCTTTTTTCATGGGCTTGTCGTGTCGCCGGCGCGCAGCTCGCGCGGCGTGTATCGGTGTTGCTCCCATTCGGCAAGAAACTCGCGCTCGATGCGTTGGCGCTCGCGCTCGTTCGCACGCTCGGCCGCGACGACGAGCGCCGCGAGGATCGGCACGGCGATCGGATAGAGCACGAGCGCGACGAGGCGGCCGACGAGCGCACAGACGACGAGGGCCAGCTCGCCGGCGCGCTCGCCGATCTCGCGCCATAGTCCGCGGTCGATCAGCGACACGGGAATGAACAGGGCCGTTCTTTTCAAAGCCTGGCGGTAAGTCATAAAACATCGCTCCGGTCGATAGGCGGGCCGCACAGGCGGCCGGCGGGGGAAAGGGAAGGGCAGGGCAGCGCGACGGCGCCGGCGGGCGCCTGGCGGCCGTCTCATTGGGTTCGGCGTCGCGCGTCGCGCCAGGCGATAAAGGTGCGTCGCAAGATCGTGTGAAAGCGCCGCTCGGCTTCTTTGTTCGTTTCCAGCTCGGCGCGCGACTCGATCTCGCAAACGAGTCGAATGAATTGCGCCGCCTGGTGCTCGGTCACGACGTCGAGGTGAGGCGTGAAAGTCTTGACCCATTCGCGAAACCGCGCGTCGCGCGGCAGCATCGCCGACAGTTGCACGGTATTCATTCGCTCACGCCTCCGCGCACGGCGCCATCGAGCGGTGCTTAATGCCGAGCTGCGCGTCGATCACGGCGCTCTCGATCAACATTTGCGCGGCATCGTGCGGCAGCGGCCAAATTGCCGTTACCGGCGTGTCTGCGTGCGTGACGAGCCAAACCGTCGAACCCTTGATGCGTCGAGCGCGTGCTTTCGTGGTCTGCATTTTCTTTTCCTGGCTTGCTGGCGGGCCGCACAGGCGGCCGGCGCGGGTTGGTCTAGGGGAATGTGTCAGCCGCCGGCGCGCGGGGCGCCTGGCGGCCGTTTATCAGGCGTTCTCGTGGACGTGATCGAGGCGTCGGCCGACAGAGAGGCCATATGACGAGAGCCGCTTGAGCGAGAGGGGCGTGAGGTGCGCGACACGCTTCATAAAGATCGTTCGCTCGATCTCTTTCTCGCCGACAGTCACGCCGGCCGCGACGAGTTGCTTGCGGAACACGGCCGGCGTTTTCACGGGCAGTTGATTCCACTTTTCACGCAAGCCGGTCGAGCCGGAAATGTGATCCATGATGTGAGCGGGGCGCACGAGCAAACAATCTTCGCCTTCAACGTCGTCGAATTTGAAAGGGTGTTTGAAGTTGCCGGCATCGATCTCGGAAAGGGCGCTTTCGAGAATCCAAACCCAGGGCGAGCGCTCGGCCGTTGTCTCGGAAATGTGGCGATTCATTTCGGCGACGAGATCGGCGCCAAAGTTGCCGGCGTTGGTCGGCATGCCGGCAAAGTCGCACAGGTAGCCCCAGGCGAGCAGCATCGCGGCATAGTTGCTCGCCATACGCTTTCCGCCTTCGTCATCGGCGCTCGCGCAGCTCTTGCTCAGGCAGTACGCGCGCAGCTCGTCATACTTGTCGAGCACGGCCGAACGATCCAGGTCGGCCAGGTATTGCAGCCATTGACGCACGGGAAAACGCGGCAGATCACGCGGCAACATCGGGCCTTTCTTGCCGGTGAGGTTGGTGCGGCAGAGCTTGCCGTGCAGCGACTTAACGGGCACGTCCTCACCAGCGAGCAACACGGGCGCCGAGAGAACGTATTCGGTCATTTCCGAGCCGCGCTTGGTGATGGTGTACTGATAGTTTTCTTGCAGCAGCGCGACGGCTTTGTCGATCACGTCTTGCTTGCGCGCGCTCAGTTCTTCCCATCCGACAGGGTGCGACGTGTGCGAAATGCTCGTGAGCAAACGAAACTCGGTTTGCAGCGATTGCCCCGAGAACATCGTAAAGCCGATCGTGCGCTCGATCGCCTTGATAAGCGTCGATTTGCCGGCGCTCTTGTCGGCTTGCATCATCATGTGCGGCCAGAATCCGAGCAGGGCTTTCAAGTGCCCGCCCAATCCCCACACGAGCGCCATCGAGGCCGCGTTTTGCTTGAACGTCTCTTGATACTTCGAGAGCACGCGGGCCGCGTCAGACACGGGGCCGCTCGTGAAAGTCAGGTCGCTATACGGGCATTGTTGCTCGGCGTTAGTGAAATAACAGTCGGGGCCTTCGTTGACGACGAGCCGGCCATCGCGCCAGGCCAGGCCGACGAAATTCGCCGCGCTGCGTGCGCCGAGGTGCGCCGTGCGTTCGAGAATCGAGAGCATGCGCGAGAACCGTTTCGGCTCCCATATCGGGCCGAATTGTTGCCACACGGCCAGGTTATGCACTTGCTTGTCTTGCAGTACGGCGCGCGTGAGGTTGGCGCCGTGGCGAGGCGTCTGCACGGTCACGGCGAAATACGGCGTCGGCGCGTTGTCGGGGTCGCCGGTCATCGTTGCGGCCGCACTGGCGACAGACACGCGACTCAGCGACGCGACCCGAAAGCCGGCGACGTCAACGTGAGTTGGCTTTTCTTCTTCGCCGTCGCCGGCTTTCGCCAGGTAGCTAAGAAAGTCGAGGCGCGTGCGATAGCGCCAATACTGGCGAAAGTCTTGCTCGGGCAGCCATACGCGAGCGGGGCCGCGATGCGCCTTGGCTTCGCCAGGCAAACCCGCAATGATCCACTCCTCGTATTTGTTGATCGCCTTGCGCAGCTCGTCGGCGCCGCGCAGTTGCAGATAGTCGTTTGCATCGTTGATCGACTCGGTTTTCTTCGTCGCGCCGTCAGCCAGGTCGCGAACCCACTCGCCTTGATCGACGAGAATCGCCGCGATGTTCAGCGCGGTAAGCCGCTCATACAGCGCACAGGCCGCGTCGGGGCCGGGCCGGTCGCCTTTACGCGGGCCATCGGCGATCACGTCGTCGTTATCCATGCAGATCACGACTTGCTTATCGCGCAGAAACGAAAAGTCGATGTTGTGGACGTTGCCGACGCCTCGGATCGCATAGGCGGCCGTGCGCGGCATTTCGCACGAGTCGATCGAGAGCGCATTGATCGCGCTCTCGACGACGACGACGCGCTCGGCGTCTCTCAGCTTGCGCGGGTCGGCCGTCCATCCGAACCCGTCTTTCTCGCCCTGGGTCTGCGTCTTGACTCCGCCATTGATCGAGGGGTCGAGATAGCGCATGTCAACGGCGACGAGCTGCGCGCCGTTCAAGTCACGGACCAGGAACACAGCAGCGGGGCCGCCGTGCCCGACTTCGCCGGCGGGTTTCTTCGGGCTTGTCCAGTCGTTAAAGCCGAGCGTCTTGCACTTGAGCGCCCGGTCGATCGCCGCGTCGGTGATGCCGCGCCCGGTGAGATATGCGCGGGCCTTCTCGCGATTCTCGATCGCGCGCTCGCCGATGTAATCGACGGCCGTTTTCGGGCGTTGCTCGGCCGGTGCGTCGATGCGATCACGCGGAATGTTGTATGCGTCGTGCAGGTAACGCATTGCCTCGGCGACGTCGCAGCCTTGCACATGAATCACGAGGTCGATGCACGAGCCGCCCTTGTTGGCGGAATGATCTTTCCAGCCGGTGCCGCGATCGGGCAGCGGGGGAAAGATCGAGAGCGAGGGGTTTTTGTCGGCGCTATGGGGCGAATGGTAATTCGCTTTCTCGCCGCCTTTGCCTTTCTTGATGCCGAGCCGATCGGCCAGATCGTGCAGGTCAATGAGGCGTTTGAGTTCGTCAATTGAGGCCATTTTTTATCAGTCGTTCGCCGTTTGCGGGCGTGAGTTTTCCCCGCCGCAGCTCTCGCGAGCGCGGCCAGGTGTTCAATTTTTGCGGGGGTGTTTAGTGCGCGAGCTGCGCGTCGGGGGTGTCGCCGAGGCCGTTCGCGAACATGCGTCGCGTGCTCGGAACAGGCAAGCTCGACAGGGCCGGCGTTTTCGCCAGGTCGATCAATTCGGCGACGGTGAAAACGCGCATGCGGCCGTTTTTCGGGTCGCGAATAAAGACGGCGTAAGACGTCGTGAGCGAAACATCGACGTATGCCTTGCAACGTTTCGACTCGTGTTCGCCGAGGGCTTGCAGCGTGGCGACTTCCGCCTCACGGCTCGAAACCATTTCAGTTTCGATCAGGTGCGCGACGCAACGCTCGACGAGCAAGGTGCGATCGTGTTCGAGGTGTTCGCCCTGGTGCTTTGCCAGAAACGCGAGTGCGACGTAATGCAAGGTGTTGTCGAGGTTCATGCTTTGGTCCCCTTCCGGTTCGGTCATTCAATCCAACAGTTGAAGTTGCTGCATAACGCGCTCTCTAACGTGCTTCGAGATCGGCAAGCCGATCGCCGGATTCGGCTTGGCACTCGGCGAGAGCGTTCGCACGGCTTCAAGATTCGCAACAAAGGTATGCCCGCATGTGTAATCGACACAGACAAAAACGATCTCTCGCATCGTTGTCGTCAGCTCTCGCGACGTGCGTGCAATTACTCGACTACGGCAATGCGGACAGCTCAGAGTGATTCGCATGTTTCTATTTCCCCGCTCGGTATAAGGAATCCGCCCCCGGCCTTATTCCTTCACGGTATTTCTTTTTGTCTATCGCCGGCCGCGCTTTTTATTTGTGAGCGCATACGCCTTGAGGCCTTCGAGATAGATAATCCGAGCCATCGAGGCGGCGCTACGCGCGTTCTCTCTTGCCAGGGCTTGCAGCGCGTCGATTTCATCGCCGCTCATGGTGATCGGCACGCGTTTCGCGCTCGATTGATTTGCATTGATAGTTGGCATGACTGGTTTCACTATGTAACAAGTTGTCGCTTGGTGTTACTAAGTGTAATTATATGCCTTACCGTTGCCTAACGCACATACTTTAATGAAATTTTCATTGCCCGAAATGAGAGAAAAAAAGGTGCTTATTCAAGAGATCATTGACAGAATGAAAGAGGTAGTCGGCGTTACAAAAGACGTCGAATTAGCCGAGGCGTTAGGTGCGTCGCGCAGCTCGACGGCCGTATGGAAAATCCGCGAGCGCGTGCCTTACTCCGAGTGCATGACGCTCGCGCAGCAATACGGGGTAAATCTCGACTGGCTTTTGCTCGGCAGGGGCACGGCGGGTATTGAGGAACCGGAACTAGAGTTGCATCCTGGTAACGTCCCTAATTTCCCCGATCAGTACATCGAGTTTCCGGCGTTCGATATGCCGAGCTTCATCGAGAACGAGGTCGCGCAACAGTCGATGCGCATGCCGCGAACATGGATCGAGGGCGAGGGGGTGAGCATCGACGACACGATCGCGATGCGAGTGACAGGAAATTGCATGACGCCGACAGTGTGCGACGGCGACGTGTTGCTCGTCGATCGACGGCCGCGCGACATTGACGGCGTGTATCTCGTGAGAGTCGGCGAGAGCCTTCGAATAAGGCGAGTGCAACGAGTGTTCGGCGGTTCGTTGCACTTGCTCTGTGATAACAAAACCTATGCGACGGACGTGATACCCGCCGACCAGGCCGACGCCGTTGATTTCATCGGGTATTGCTTCGCGCACTTCCGGCGCGTGCGCTAGGTTTCTTACTCGGCGTTTCAAGCTCCTTTTTCTCAGCTCGCTTGATCGTGTTGTAAAGCGTCGTGCGTCCGACGTTGTATCGCGCGGCAATGTCTTTCAGCGGGATCGAGCCGTCTTGCATTAGCACGCGTATTTCGGCGATCGCCTTGTCGTCGAGTGCAGCAGGGCGCCCGCCCATTCGCCCACGGGCACGAGCGGCTTTCAAGCCGGCGCTCGTGTTCTCACTTATCACGTCGCGTTGATATTGCGCCATCACCGCTATAACGCCGAAAAACATGCGGCCTTGTGCGGTGCTCGTGTCGATCTTTTCCGACAGGCTTTCGAACCCGATGCCGCGCTCGGCAAGTTGCTCGACGATACGCACGAGATCGACGAGTGAGCGGCCGAGGCGATCGAGGCGCCATACGATCAGCGTGTCGCCTTTGCGCAATGCCTTGAGCATGTTTGCCAGCTCGACGCGGCCGGCCGCTTTCTTCCCGCTCGCCTTCTCTTCGTACACCTGGGCGCAGCCGGCGCGCGCCAGGGCGTCGCGTTGCATGTCGAGGTTTTGATCAATCGTTGAAACGCGGGCGTATCCGATACGCATGCCGCCCGACACGAGATCGAGCGTTGCCTTGTCAGCGGGATCACGCATGGCATGCCCCCATCGAGCGCAGATACGCGCCGAGCTGCGCGCGTTGGTAGCCGATGCCGCCGGCCGTTTCCTCGATCGTCACGTCGCGATCGAGCAAGCCGAGTTCGATGCGCCGCTCGATCGCCGCGCGCATTACGCGCCGGTATGTCTTGCCGCCGGCGAGCAGTATCGAGCGCACGCCGGCCGGCCATTCGATCGCGTCGAAATCGGGCAGCTCGGCGAGCATTTCATCGGCACGGGCTTCGTTCATGCGTTGCTCATAGGGGTCGATCACCTGGTCGGCCGACAGAAAGCCGTGTTTTGCCGACAGGATCACGACGGCGGGCCGCGTCGCCGGCGCATTGGCGCGAAACGTGGAATACATGACGCCGAGATACAGCTCGAACGCCGGCGCGGGCGTCGCGCCCTTCGTCGCCGAGCACGCCATGAGAACAAGGTGCTTTTGCATGTTGGTTTTTGGTATGTTCACAAACCCGCTAGGCGGGGGTTTTCGGTGCATAGAAAAGTGTACTAGGTTTCGGAACACGCCGGAACGAAAAAAAGGGCGCGAGGCGCCCAAAGTCCGAACCGTTCCGAAATGTGTCGTTTTGCGAACGCCTGGCGCCGGCTATCCGCCGCCCTTGCGAAAGTGCGAGCGGTGCCGGTCGCTTGTCGGATCGTCGCGCGTTTCAAGTTCGAGCGCGGTCGTGAATCCGCCATCGGCGATCGAGT